GCAGAAACTGAAAACCGCGACTGGACCAACAACGAACAAGAAGAAGCTGACCTTTGCAAGCGCGAGGTTGAGCGTCTCGACGGCAAGATTGCACGTCGTCAGGCCCACGAAGACATGATTGCACGCCAAGCACAAATGGGCGGCAGTGCAGTGTCTGAAGCCAAAGAAATTAACCGCGTGAACAAGTCTTTCAGCTTGAGCCGTGCCGTCAATGCCGTTGCACTGGGCAAAGCATTGGAAGGTGCAGAAGCTGAATGGGCACAGGAAGCTGGACGCGAAATGCAAGCGCGCGGCTTGAACATGTCGGGTCAGATTGGTATTCCCGGCAACGCATTGTACCGTGCTCTTGGTGATGCCGACGACTTTGGTGCCAGTGACGCCGATTACGCTGGTGCTGGCTTTGTGCCTACGGTGGTGCCAGGCGCTATTGACGCCTTGCGCACGCCAACTATGGCCGAGCGTGTTGGTGTTACCACTATCAACAACGCAACCGCAAACTTGCAATTCCCACGAGTGAGCGCGAAAGCAGCAGGTACAGAAGAAGATGAAACTTCAGCTGACGCGGCTTCTGGCTTGGATATGGACACCGTGACGTTGACGCCAACGCGCGTTGCTGCTAAGACCTTGTGGTCAAAGCAGTTGATGTTGCAAGGTGGTGCAGCTGTTGACGCTCTTATTTCTCGCGAGTTGTCAGCAGGTATCAACGAGACCATTGACAAGGCAGTGTTTGCTGCTGCTGTTGCAGGTGCTTCCGGTGGTGCAGACGTCACTGGCGCTTTGACTTATGCAGCCCTCACAGATGCTGAAAAAGACGTCTTGGCCGCTGGTGGTGATTTGTCACGCTGCGCGTTTGTCGGTTCACCGTCGGCAATGAGCATTATTAAAGGCGAAGCAGCTGTAGCTAATATTCGTGCGGTCGTTGAAGGTAACAGCATTGATGGCTTTACCACGTACTTCACTCCAAACGTTGCAGATTCAACTGGCTCAGGTACACCTGGCACACTGTTGTTTGGTGATTACGCTGCTGGTATGTTGCTTGCGTTCTTTGGTGGTATCGACTTGTTGGTCGACCCATACAGCAACGCAGGAACTGCTCAGATTGCCTTGCACGTCAACAAGTTCTACGACACAGCTGTGCGCCAAGGCGGTGCGTTGTCTAAGTTGACAAACTTTAGCTGATAACAACTAAACTTGGAAGCCTGGCAATTGGGCTGGGCTTCCTTTTTTTTCCTTGCCATGATCATTACCAAACCATCATACACATCCGGAACTGACGTCGTATCACTTACTGATATGAAGCTCTTTTTGCGCGTTGATGGGTCCGACGAGGACGACACGATCACGGCATTGCTTGACGCAGCTGTAGCGCACATTAGCGACTACACAAACCGCCACTTTACAGCTGATGGCGCGACAAAGTTCTATTTGTCACGTTGGCGTTCTGCGTCTTTGGCTTTTGGTCCAGTTACGCGCGTTTCAGCAGTCAAATACTATGACAGAGCTGGCGTCGAACAAACCTTAGATACGTCGAAGTGGTATGTGCAAAAGTTGACCGACAACACAACGCGCATTTACTTTCACGACACACCCGACTTGGAAGAATACAACGCAAGTCCAGTTACAATTGAATGCAACTGTGGCGCTGCTGAGTCTGCGTCTATTCAGGTAGCTACTAAACTGCTTGTTGCGCACTGGTTCGAGAATCGCCGCGCAGTAATTACGGGCGCATCTGCCAACACGGTGCCCCTTAGTGTTCATAGCTTGCTTAACAGCGAGCGCATCATTGACCTGCGGCAATGAACATTGGCTTTCTAGATCGTCGCATCACCATTGAAGCGCCAAGCGCGTCACCTACGTTAAACGCGTATGGCGAGGCAGCTCAGGCTGACGCGTGGGAAACCTTTGTAACTGTGTGGGCAGCCATGGACAACAAGGCGGCACGCAGTAGCATTATCGCAGATCAGGAAACCGCAATTAATCGCGTTACCTGGCGCGTGCGTTCGTCAACCTATACACGTCAGGTCTCAGCAAAGTACCGCGTGAAGCACGGCAACGATTACTACAACATTCTTGCAGTGCAAGAGGTAGGGCGTAAAGACATGATTCACCTTGTTACAGAACGCGTAATCTCTGAGTGATGGCGACGGTTAAGGTTGAAGGCATGGAAAAGGTGCTTAAAAAGCTCGACAAGCTGGCACAATGGAGCGAGAAGGATTACAACAACCTGCTTGCCATTAACGAGCGCGTTGGCGATGTGTACACCGCATCCGCGAAGGCAAACGTAAAAGACTTTGCACGCGACATCTTGGTGCAGCGCAAAGACAGCTCGGACATTTTGGTGAAGCGTGGCCAGCTGCGACGCAGCATTGGCATTTGGCAACCTGAAAAGCGCAGCACAAAAGTCATTGCAGGTCCACGCACAAACACAATTGGACGACGCAAAACGCGCAAGTACAGCGACGGATGGTTCGCGCACATCGTAGAAGGCGGTGACAGCTTTGGCGTCAAAAAGACTACGCCAAACACAGGCGTATTTGACCGCAGTAAGCGGGCCACACAAAGCCGCATGGAAGCGTTGCGCAATCGCTTGTTGAAACGCGAATACGAAAAGTACATGCGATGAAAGTAGGACTGGCCATATACAATCTGCTGTACAACAACACGGCAGTAAGGACACTTACGCAGGGTAAAATTTACCCTGAACTGGCAAAGGAAGGGCAATCAATGCCGTATATAGTGTACAGCGTTGTCAGCAATTCACCAAGCGACACGAAAGACGGCACGCCAATTGACGAGGCACAATGTGAAATTTTTAGCGTTGCCTCGACGTACGAGCAGTGCAACAAATTAGCAGACTTGGTGCGAGCTGCACTTGATCGCAAAGGCGTGACAGTTAGCGACGCATCAGCTGGTGACATCACCGTGCAGTCTATACAATACACTAACGAAATAACTGAGGTGAGTGCTGACCGCAAGACTTATATTGCAGTGCAGGACTACACCTTTAGAATCAAACGATAATGGACCCACTTACATTCATTGCAGAAAATTGGGGCGAGTTGACGTTGGGCATTTTGGCGTTTGCCAAGCTCGTGGTCAACCTTACGCCTACGGACAAGGACAACCAAATTTTTGGTTACCTCGACGTGCTCATCAACCTCATCATTGCAGACCGCAGAAAACCTAATAACAACGAATAATCATGCCTACTACAGGAATTTTTAACGGCTCACAGTACACCGTGATGTTTGAGACGGACGAAACCACGCCCGTCGTCGCAGACCACGTAACTGATTTGAGCGTATCAGTGTCTACAGAGACACGCGACACAACAAGCAAGAACAACGGCGGTTACCGCGCTTTGTTGCCAGGCTTGAAAACATTGACCGTAAACTTCACTGCGTTCTACGCTGGTGACGCCACCAACGGATATGACGAGTTGATGACAGACTTTTTGGCTGGTAATAAGCAAGACGTCAAAGTGTGCTCGTACGACTTTGATGCTGACAGCGAGGTAGCTGGCGACAAGGAGATTGTGTTTGAAGCGTACATTACCTCACTTGAGTTGAGCGCAGGTACAGAGGACAACGCGTCGTACACTTGCACCCTTGAGTGCGTAAGCGCAATTACATTCCAAGATCATTCGTAATACATGACAATCACCCTTGACAACCAGACTTTTCCTGTGCGCGCAAGCATGCGTGCATGGCGAAACTTTGAAAACGAAACAGGTCACAAGGTGGCCACGCTAGACAGCGAGGACGTCACCAAGATGCCTGAGCTGCTATACTACTTCGTAGAAGAAGGATGCCGCAAGCAGGGCATGAAGTTTGAAATGTCAGTGGATGATTTTCTAGGATTGATTGACGTTGCGGACTTGGCAAATGTGATGAAGGTGATTGAAGAGTCGATGTCGCCAGGCGGTGAAAAAAAAACCGAGGTGACGACGACGACAAGCCACTTGAATGGGACGAAATAGAGTCGTTGGGGTTGGGCTTATTGGGCCTGACCCCTGACGCTCTGTACGACTTCACATTTAGACAGTTCGGCAACGCGGTGCGCGGTCGGTACAAGCTACAGGAAACACAACACCGTGATGCCTGGGAGCGTACCCGATGGCAGACCGCGTTGCTGCTTAACGTACACACGAAAAAAGGCGCAAGCCTAAAGCCTAAAGACCTTGCTACATTCCCTTGGGAGAAGCAAGAAAAGAAAAACCCCCAGCACGGCTGGAATCAGTTAAAAGCATTCGCAACAAATAAAGATGGCTAAACTCGGTGATCTGATAGTGCGCATTGGCGCAGATACGCGCGACCTCAACAAATCGCTTGGACGCGTGCAGCGCAACATGCGCTCAATGACAAGCAACTTCACGCGCTTAGGTGAAAGCATGACGCGCAGCATCACTTTGCCGTTGGTAGGCTTAGGTGCAGCTGCTGTAAAAAGTGCAGCAGACCTTGAGACGCTCGAAACTTCATTTGTGAGCCTGACTGGTGGCGCAAGACAGGCAGCCATGATGGTTGCGCAACTTAATGAGTTTACAGCGCAGACACCGTTTCAGCTTGAGCAAGTAGGCAACGCAGCGCGTCAATTGATTGCAAGCGGCACAGCTATAAGCGAGGTTAATGACCAGTTGCAATTCTTAGGTGACATTGCAGCGACAAGCGGATCAAGCATCGAAGAGATTGCCGCAATCTTTGCCAAGGTTAATGCCAAGGGCAAAGTAGAGTTGGAAAACCTCAACCAACTTGCTGAACGAGGCATTCCGGTATTCAAAGCACTGTCAGACGCTACTGGCCTATTGCCTTCAGAGCTTGGCGCAGGTGCAGTAAGTGTAAAACAGTTCAACGAGACGTTGCGCAGCTTTGCCGAGGAAGGCGGTTTCGCCAATGGCGCTATGGAGCGTCTAAGCCAAACGGCAGCAGGTAAGTTCAGCACGGCACTTGACAACCTGAAACTTGCAGGTGCTGAGTTAGGGCAGACATTATTGCCAGCTGTTACAAAACTGCTTGACGGTGTGACTGACCTTGCAAAAAGGTTTGCAGCAACTACAGGAGCGACGAAACAAATGACAATGGAGATTGCCTTGCTCGTTGCGGGTATTGGTCCGCTGCTCATTTTCTTGCCTCAAATCATTGCACAAATCACAGCCTTGCGCGGTGTGTTTATTGGTTTAAACGCTGTTATGCTAGCCAACCCTGCTGGCCTAATCGTTGCAGGTATTGCCGCACTTACAGCGGCTGTTGTGTTGCTGCGTAATCGCACAAGCGATGCGAAGGTCGAAAATGACAAGTTCATTAGATCACTGGCAAACCTTGACAAGCAAGCGCAAATAAATCACGTCAAAGAGCAGATTAGAGAGCTTGAGCGTGAGCGCAACAGCATACGAGCTGCACAACGTGCAGAGATGGCTGCGCAAGCTGCTGGCGCGCTCGGTGACAGGCTAGACAAACAAGTGGCACGCGGCAGCGCTACACGCTACGGCGAACAGATAGAATATCTCGATTCACGTATCGAAGGGTTGGTGACCACTGTGCGCGAAATGAACGTCGCAGAGACTGAATCAACAAGCGTTGTCAATGCTACAACTGAGGCAATTACAGAACAAGGCGATGCAGTAGACGATGTAACGATGAGCATGGGCCAGTTCCTTAGCTCACTTGAGAATGTCGAAGTAAAGGCACACACTGCGCGCATGAGCATGGGCGAGTTCTTTAGCATGCTTGAAAACGTACAGGTGCAAGCAGAAGCGACAAAGCAGCAGTTTATTGACATGGGCGATGTCATCCGCCAGGCGCTTACAGGCATTGCAGGGTCGTTTGACGGCACGGGCAATTTTATCATGAAAGGCTTGCGCGTGCTAGGTAATCTCATGACCAATATTGGTACCCAAATGATTGCCTTGGCAACAAGCATGAAGGCGTTTCGCAAGTTTATCATCACCAACCCAGGATTCGCTATCGCAGCAGGTGTGGGCTTTGTGATTGCAGGTCAAGCGTTGAGCAACATGGCACAACGCAACCTTGAGGTGCCAGCATTAGCACAAGGCGGTGTGGCATACGGTCCGACCATGGCCATGATTGGCGACAACAGAAATGCGGCAATTGACCCTGAAGTTGTGGCGCCATTGAGTAAATTAAGAGACATGATGGGCGGCAACCAAGTAGAGGTGTTTGGACGCATTCAAGGCAACGACATCTTCCTGTCTAACGCTCGCACAGGCACGAGCCGCAACCGTTACGCATGAGCAGCTACCTATACGCATCGAGCACCGCGCAGAGCATCAATGGCGAGGAATACGAAGTTCGCATTATTGAGAACACGTCAGGCACGGACAGCACAAAGGAGTTTGACGTTGGACCGCAGGGCGTAAAGCTGATCTACGAAAACACCGACGACACGTTGTTGTTGCCAGGCATCGTGCACTCGCGTTGTGAAGTTGAGACGTTATGGCCGTCAGGTGACGCAACGTTGTCGACGCTGATCACTAACCTATTAAGCGCTCAGGATGGCGATTGGTTGCTAGAGGTGCTGCGCGACGATGAACGCATTTGGGTAGGCACAATCTTGTGCGACCAAGTTGACCTTCTTGAAAGCTCGCCAGTACAGTCGTTCCGCATTGTCGCGACTGACGGCTTATCCCTGCTGAAAAACGTCGACTACAACGACGACGGCACGGCGTACA